TATGACACTCGACATGGTTCTGGAATACCCCAAGGTGCTTGACGTTGAGGGAAAGCCTAGCGACCTTGACCGTGGTGATGCCAACAGCAGCCAAAAGTGGCTCCGGGAACTTGCTAAGAATCCTGAAGCTAAAGTGAATTGCTATTTCACCAGTGAGGAACAGATCGCCTACCTGATGGAATACGAAGGCTTTGAGCCTATGGTCACTAACCCCAAGACTGGCGAAGAGATGTCTCGCATCAAGGACGGTAACGAAGACTTTGGTATTGGTAAGTACATCCAACTGAAGCGTAAGCTGAACGATATCCGTGAGTATCGCAACAAGAAGGGTGAAATCAAGGAGATGGACAAAGGGGGTGTCCCCGGTGTCAAGGTCTTCAAGGATGATGCTTTTGTTGACTATGACTACGAGGAGCTTGGTCCTATCGGTAATGGCACTGAGAGTAAGGTTCGGTTTGAACCCCGCTACATGCGACTTGAGGCTCTTGGGATCACTAACCTTGTTGAGTTTTCGGACACACCTTTTGAAGAGGACGACTTTTAATAATGCCTTTGGTGACAACAACAATCTCGTATGAAGGAGAAGACTTTGGGGATGCTGAAGTGATCTCCTACAGCAGACATGTAGAGGACTTGGATGTTCATGGTTGGTTGTGGTATCTCGTAAAGATCACTGAGCAGGCTGGCTATGACTGTGAGCAGCTACAGTTGATTTCTTCTCGTGGTGCGATCTACAAGACAGACCTATGAGTAAACCAGACAGAATAATCAAGGTGATCGTGGACGGTGACGTGCTTGTATATCGAGCAGCGTTTTCCACTCAAGACAAACCACCAAAAGAAGCTGAGAAGGTATTGGATCAGATTATGGACTACACTATAGGCAAGACTGTGGTGTTTCCTCATGGCAATAACTTCTACTGCTGGCTCACAGGAAAGGGAAACTTTAGGTATGACATAGCCAAGACGGAGGAGTACAAGGCAAACCGTAGGGACACTGTAAAGCCGACCCACTATCAACACTGTAGGGACTATCTCCAATCTCAGTGGGCAGCACAAGTTACTGAAGGGTGTGAAGCTGATGATGCTATCTCTATTGAGGCATACAAAGGCGACATGAGTTCTACAGTGATTGTCTCAGTGGATAAGGACTTTGATACTGTTCCTTGCTGGAGATACAACTTCGTTAAGGATGAGTTCATTGAGAACACACCTGAAAGTGCCTTGAGGTTTTTCTATGAGCAAGTTCTTACAGGGGACCGTGTTGATAATATTCCCGGTATTCATGGGATCGGCCCTAAGAAGGCACAGAAACTTCTGGGTGATGCCACGACAGAGGAGGAACTATTCAGGAAATGTCTTGATGCCTACGAGGGTGACTATGAAAGGGTTGTAGAGAACGGAAGGCTTCTGCACCTGCAACAATGGGAGGGAGAACTATGGGAACCTCCAGTCGTAAAGGCATAAAAACACAGTCAGCTAAGGGCAAAGGTAGAAAACTCCAACAAACAGTGAGGGACAAACTACTGAGTCTCAGTGATACCTTCCGCGAAGGGGATATTGAAAGCACGGGAATGGGGCAATCGGGGGAAGACTTGGTGTTAAGTCCTCATGCTCGTGACCTTCTGCCTATCAGTGTTGAGTGTAAGTCCCACGCCAAGTTCGCTGTATACTCTGTGATTGACCAGTGCAAGAGTAACTGTCCTGACGGGTGTGAGCCTGTGGTGGTTCTGAAGGCCAACTACAAGAAACCAGTTGCGGTGATTGACCTTGACTATTACATTAAGCTGGAGAAGCACCGTATTAGAAACGAGAGTGATTACGAATGATACAATGGCTAAAGAAACTATTAGGTAAGGGACCACCTCAAGATCGGCAACCAACATCGGCAACGCAAGGTACTACAGCAAAGGTTCTCATCTGGGGTGTAGTTGATGGACCTTACCTTCGAGAGGACTTCCCAGAGGAAGAACTCTATGAAGCGGGTATCCCACCTGATGCTGATGCAATGCTTGTGTGTAAAATCGAAGAGAACGGTCAGGTATTTCAAGTCAACTACTGGTATGAGTCTATGGATGAAGCCTACGAGGTCAAGAAGTACTTTGACACCAACATGGAACCATTGGAGATAACACATGGGTAAAGACATTCTAGTGGTTCCTGATCCACACGCGCACCCTGAGTTTGATAATGACCGTGCTGATTGGCTTGGTAAACTCATACTAGACCGTAAACCAGATGTTGTTGTCAATATGGGGGATACGTTTGATATGCCTTCCTTGAGCAGCTACGACAAGGGTAAGGCTAGTTTTCACGGCAACTCTTACGAAAAAGATATTGTATCTGGGGTTGATTTCCTTGATCGTATGTGGCACCCTATTCGCAAAGCAAAACGAAAACGGCCTCGTAGTGTGTTCCTTGTCGGCAACCATGAGCAAAGACTTAAGAAAGTTCTTGAGTATCAGCCTGAACTTGGGAGTTCTAAGAAATACGGCATAGGTTACAAAGACTATCAGTTGTCGGATTATCACCATGATATTGTCTACTATGAAGGCCAAACTCCCGGTATCTGCACCATTGAGGGCGTTAGTTTTTCTCACTATCTCATCAGTGGCGTCATGGGTCGTCCTATTGGCGGTGAGCATCACGCTGCTAGTCTTATCTCCAAAACCCATTCTTCTTGCGTTGTTGCTCATACCCATACTGTCGATTGGGCTGTTCGTAGCACTGTTACTGGTAAAGTTGTTATGGGGCTTGTTGCGGGTGTATTCCAAGACTATGACGCAAAATGGGCAGGCAGTTGCAATGACTTGTGGTGGCCCGGACTTGTCTACCTACGAGGAGTTGAAGATGGAAGATATGATCCAGAGTTCATCTCATTGGGCGCGTTACGGAGGGAATACTCTAGATGAGTAAACGCTCTAGCTTTGAAAAGGTGCCTAAAGATTTCTACGCAACGGTTGACCCCAATGCACTGCCGCCTAAGTTTATTGAGTTCATCCGGGGTAAAACTTATGCAGAGCCTTGCTGTGGTGAGGGTGATCTTGTAGACCTCCTTGCTGATGTGGCTTTGTGTCGATGGGAATCTGATGTAGAGTATCGTGGGTGTGGTAAGGTTTGGGACGCTATGTGCCTATCGGAACATGAACTTGAGAGGTGTGATCTGATCGTTACTAACCCACCGTTTTCTCGTGATGTGCTGTTGCCTATGATTGACCACTTCATTACGTTGAAACCTACTTGGCTTTTGCTCCCCTCAGGATATATGAACAATAAGTACTTCAGTCCTTATATGAATCGTTGCAGTAAAGTAGTTAGTATAGGTCGCCTGAAGTGGTTTAAAGATAGTAAGTATAAGTCAACAGATGATTTCTGCTGGTATTTTTGGGAGCGCCATGCAGAGGAAGACACACAGACAGTTTTTATAGGACGGAGTTAATATGCTAACACAAGACCAAATTGATGAATGGGAAGAATCGGAAAGCTACTACAGTGGTGTTGAGCCTGAGACTCGTGATTACATGGCTGTAAGTGAGATGGTCAAAGAGTTTGCTAAAGTCACAGAGCAGCAACCAACACCAAGTCTCTACGTGAAGTTGATTGGTGAGGAGCTTGATGAATGGCTTAAGGAAGGGATGATCCGTAGTGAGAACGACTTAAAAGAACTTGCTGACCTTGTATATGTGATCTACGGCTATGCTAATGCTATGGGTTATGACCTTGATGAAGCTATCCGTCGAACACACGAGAATAACATAGGGCGATGTGTTCAACCTGATGGAACCGTTAAGCGGCGTGAGGATGGTAAGATCATTAAGAACAAATCTTACCCTAAAGTAAATCTCTCCGACCTTGTATAACTGAAAGAACAAAGGAAAATACTGAATGACTGGACCGACTATCCCCGTAGCTCAGTGGGCAGACGAACAGAAATACCGACAAGAGGGTGAAGAATACGGGCAGAAGGTAGCGCGAGTAGCCCAAGCCCTAAGCGACAACCAAGACCACTTCAATAACTTCCGTGACATCCTCAAGGAGCAGCGGTTCCTTCCCGGTGGACGTGTGCAGGCGGCAGCAGGTTCTTATCGTCGAGTGACGGCCTTTAACTGCTTCGTGATGAAAGATGTACCAGACTCTATGGAAGGCATCATGGATGTGGCTAAAGAGGCTGCTATCACTATGCAACTTGGCGGTGGCGTAGGGTATGACTTCAGTGGTATCCGTCCTCGTGGTTCGCGTATCAAGTCTATTGGGTCTCAAGCAAGTGGCCCTGTGTCCTTCATGGGGATTATGGATGCTACCTGTAAGACCATCGCCAGTGCTGGTCATCGCCGTGGTGCGCAGATGGGGTGCCTTCGTGTAGATCACCCTGACATCATGGAGTTTATTGCTGCTAAGGCTAACCACGACCAACTCACCCAATTCAATATCTCTGTACTGGTAACTGACGCTTTTATGGAAGCTGTGAAGACTGACAGTGACTTTGATCTTGTGTTTGATGGGAGAACTTTTGACACTGTTCGTGCGCGTCACCTTTGGGAAACTATCTTGCGTAATACTTGGGATTGGGCAGAGCCGGGGGTTATCTTCATTGACCGTGTGAACCAGATGAATAACCTTTGGTATTGTGAGGATATCTCAGCTACAAACCCATGTGGCGAACAGCCTCTCCCTGAGTATGGGGCCTGTCTGTTGGGCAGTTTTAACCTGACCAAGTACATCAAGAGAGTTGACCATGAGGGTGTTTTTGATTGGGGTCTTCTTGAGCATGACATTCCTCATGTAGTCCGCGCTATGGATAACGTCATTGATGAAACTACCTACCCACTCAAAGAGCAAGAAACAGAAGCTAAAAACAAACGGCGTATGGGTCTTGGTGTAACTGGTCTTGGGAATGTTCTTGGTGCTTTGGGTATCAAGTATGGTAGTGATGGAGCTAAAGCGTTTACCCGTAAGGTTCTCAAACTGATTGCTAACCGTTGCTATATGGCTTCTGCAAGTCTCGCTGCTGAGAAGGGTTCCTTCCCTCTGTTTGACAAGGAGAAATACCTGCGTGGTAAGTTTATCCAGAAACTTGACAGTGACGTTCAAGAGGCTATCTCTAAGGTCGGTATTCGTAACAGCCACCTGACTAGTATTGCACCTACAGGGACTATCAGTCTCACAGCAAACAATGTGTCTAGTGGTATTGAGCCTGTGTTCTCTCATTACTACGACCGGACTATCCAGACTTTTGATGGGCCTATGGTGGAACGTGTAGAAGACTATGCTTATCGTGAGTGGGGTATTAAGTGTGACACAGCGGACAGTATCTCTGTTGAGGATCACGTAGGGATGCTTAATGCTGCTCAGGAGTGGGTTGATAGTGCTTGCTCTAAGACTTGTAATGTTGGTGAGAGTGTTACTTGGGAGCAATTCAAGGATGTGTATCTTCAGGCTTACGAAGGTGGGGCTAAAGGTTGCACTACTTTCCGTGCTGCTGGTAAACGCTTTGGTATCCTTAATGCTAGTGCTTCTGAGGATGTTGTTGAGGAACCTGAGCAAGCCCCTGATGAGACTGTCGTAGAGGGTGGAGCTTGTTATATCGACCCTGAGACTGGCATCCGTAGTTGTGAATAGCCCGTGTGTTCGTGTGTGCAAAGTCCACGAGGATAAGTGCATAGGCTGTGGGAGGACTATAGAACAAATCAGACTGTGGTCCTCCTACAGTCACCAACAAAGACAAAGTATAATGGAGAGCCTTAATCGTGCAACAGAAGCCCAAGCCAAAGACCCGGAGGACTAGGACTAAACACGATGAAAAGAAACAACCTATACACTTGGTGCCGCGAAATGAAAGACAGCAAGACTACTTGGAAGCACTTAAAAACTCGGATCAAGTTATTGTTTTTGGGCCTGCTGGGTGCAAGTCTGGTGACACCCTTATCCACTACAGGCGGGGTAAGCGTAATAGCAGTCGGACCCTAACCCTAAAAGAGTTTGTCTCTAAGTTTAATGGTGGTAAAGATCACATAGGACGACCTTGGGATACCTCCATCCCCACATATGTCCAATCTATTAATCAAGACACAGGGGAGATTTTCTACAACATTGTGGAAGGCGCTTGGTACACCGGCTGGAAAAAGTCTGTCAGGATTTCCACTGACAACAACGGGTCAGTTGACATCACTCTAGATGACAGTGTCTTATTGGAAGACGGGAGCTTTAAAAAGGCTGGGGAGGTCGCCGTCGGTGATAGGCTTTTGTGCAAAGGTAGCATGGTTTGTGCGAGCAGTGGTTCCCGTGTCAAATACGAACGTAAAAAAGATCGCGTTGTAGTAGAGGGCTTGAAGTATTATCTTGGTGGCTGGGATAAATTTGTAAAGGAGAATGGTAAAACCTACCACTACAAACGTAACCATAGGGCAAGGCTTGTCATAGAGGCAGATATAATGTCTGTTCCTTACGACCAATACATCCATGACCTAAAGCACGACCCCTACCATAACCACATGTTTGTTCTTGCGCCTGATATTGAGGTGCATCACATTAACGGAGACTGCTCTGATGATCGACTAGAAAACCTCAAAGTGATGACCAAAGCGGAACACGCTGCATTGCATTCTAGAGAGAATGTCAAAAACTTTAACCGAGAGTTTACTCAAGTTTCTACTGTCACCTCTGTAGAACCCTTGGGGCAGGTTGAAGTCTATGACCTAACTATGGAGGCACCTTGGCACAACTTTGTCGTCAACGAAGGTATAATCGCACACAACACTGGTAAGACCTATTGTGTAGCTACCTTTGCTGCTAATCAGTACCACCTGAAGAACATTCATAAGATTGTTATCACAAGACCTCATGTGGCTGTAGGAAAAGATATTGGCTATCTGCCGGGATCACTAGAGGAGAAGTGTGCGCCTTGGGCTTTACCTGTCATAGATGTCCTAGAGAAGCACCTTAGTAAAGGGGTTGTAGAGACAGGACTAAGGAATCAGAACATTGAGGTAGCTCCTCTGGCCCTTATGCGTGGTAGGTCTTTTGAGGACACCTTCGTGATTGTAGATGAGGCACAGAATATCACACTACCAGAACTTAAGATGTTGGTTACTCGTATTGGTGAAGGTTCTAAGTTGGTTCTTAATGGTGATGTGCAACAAAGTGATCTTAAGGAAGCTGACGGGTTGACTAAGTTGGTCCACTACACAAAAAAGTATATGCTGCCTATTCCCATCATTGAGTTTACTATTGACGATGTGGTTCGAAGTGATATATGTAGGGAGTGGATCAAGGTCTTCACAGAGGAGGGAATCTAATATCCAGATCAAAGGGGATCACTAAAGATTGTGATTGGATTATAGGATGAGATACATGAGATACTGGGAATACATCAGAGAGGAAGGACGGAAAGTGGACAGTGGGAAAATCGCTAGTGATGGCGGGCCTTCGGAGTATTATGATTTTCCAGAGGGCTGCTCTACGCTAAACGACTTAATTGAGTATAAAGATATGTCATTTGCACAGGGGAATATCTTTAAGGCCGCATATCGACTTGGCAATAAAGAAGGGATTTCTCTTGAGTATGACTTGAAGAAAATAAAATATTATGCTGATCGTATGCTTGCACAGATTGGAAAAGACCAATGCTGACGCAAATACTACTCGTAGCTAACCTAGTGGTTGCCCTACTCTTAGTTATGGTAGTTGGTTACATCTGGAGATGGGTGTCCTCAATGTCCGTTATCCTCACCTATACCACTCTCTACCTAAACGAAAGGTTTGAGGACTTCGGGAGTAAACAATTTAAGGGGGTGGAAGATGATTAACAAGCGTGTGTTGCGATAAGGTACACTCCAAAAAGGGTCTGTAGTAGAGTATAAAGCGGCAAACCAGAGGCCCCGAAACACCCAAAGCCTTCTTAGGTGAGTACGCTGTTAGGCCGCACCAAGGCCGATAGGCCGACGCGCTATTGCGCTGGAATAGAAAAAACCCCCGCTACTTTCGTAACGAGGGCTACAGAGGCTCACTAGGGGTAAAACCTTAGTGGGCTATTTCTTTTTCCAGAGGCTTGCGATAGAGCGACCAATCTCACCGGGGCTAGGCAACAACCAGCCAAGGACTAACAACAAGATCACCCACACAGGAACTTCATTGACCACAACAGTCTCAACACTATCCGATTTTACTTTGTTGTTGTCTGCTGTCTGTCGGATATCCCTCGCCTTGGGCCTCACTAGCGTCTGCTCTGTAACGTTGGTAGTCCCTACTGTCTGGCTGTTCGTCTTCCCAGCTTGAACGTTGGCTGCTAAGTTGGGACCACCGCCTGTCAGCAGGCTGAGAGGACTGCCTGAGCAACCCGCCATTAGGAGCATACCACTGAAGGCCAAAGGCAAGAGCGCCGAACGTGAATATCGGGAATGTAAGTATTTCGACAAGTTCAGGCTCCTTTGTTTCTACAAGATATACTAACCACACAAACAGCAGGAATGCAACCTCTCTCTTGTAGGTTTTACTTTTGGTCTCTGTTTCTTTCGATTGCATCTCGGATAGCCTTTAGGTTCTCATCAATACGAGCGAGCATTACGGCTTGGCTCTGTACGATATTCTCCACAGTCTCAATACGAACTTCATGCCGCAGTATTTGCTGACGGTTCATCTCGACATCACTACGAAGAGTAGCAACAAACCAAATAACGGCAACAGTCTGTGCAATAATCGCTAGGATGAATGTGATAGGGACACTCTTGTTTAAGTGCCATTGGTTGTCGCTCATTT